GCACCCGCCGCCCCTTCGATTTCTCCGCAGTCCACGGCGGTTCCTTCGCGAACTGCGCGTAATGCCCCGCTAGATGCCGCCGCACTCCAGCTATGTCGCTCTCCGGGATGTCCACCCCTCCGCGCCCCCCCTGAAGCACCGCCCCCGCAGCCGCTACCGCTCGCCATACAACCTGGCCAGCCTTGTTGTGATGCGGTAGCTTCCGTTTGCTCTTGTCGTCCGATTCGCCCGCAGCGTACTCCGGATCAATCCACGTGAAAGCGCTATCGGGCAGAGCGTTCTGCTCCGCTGCGCTCGGATTCCACGCCTCGCTCTCCGGCGCTTTCGCCGTAGTATGCGGAGGCACAGCGCCGCCCTTCGCCTTCAAGAGTAGGAATTTGGCATCCTCTACCGCTGGCTTGTCCACGAATGCAATTTTGATCACTTGCAGGTCCTTCAGAATTCGCATAGGTCACCTCTCACTTCGCTACCGCTATGCCACCAATCGAGAATCCCCGCAGCTCTGCGTCCTTTATCCGCTTCCATAGCTCGCTACTCGTTACCTTCACCGCGATCACCCACGAGCCCTTCTTCACCCGCTTCCCGTCGTAACTCAAATCCATAGGTGCGATGAAGCTCTCGACAACGTCCGCCGCAACGGGGCTGACGTGCTGCTCGTCCAGTTGCCGGCTCTTTATGACGTAGTCATGCGCTGCTTTCTCGATTACGGCCGCTGGGATAATATCCCCCTGCAGGTCCTCTTCATCCGGCACCAGCACCACGCCGTACACCAACCGTTTCTCGTCGTCACGCTTGACGACCTCCGTTATGATTTCCTTCTCCACCTTCGCCTCCTTGGCAACCGCCGCATTCGCAGCCTTTATCGCTGTCGCCTCGCAATCCTTCTGCTCCCCACCGGCCTTCAGGCAGCTCGCCAACTCGCTATTCGCCACCTCCGCCCACTGGCGCTGCTTCTTCGGCGTATCCGCCGCCTGTGTGAACCCTTTTGCATCCTCAGCCGTCCAGGGCATCAGTCACCTCTCCAGGGCTCGCCTTCAAATTCGTGCCGGGTTACCGGATAGACGTAACACATGCAGCCTGGATGTGAATCAGCCTCACTCTCGCCCCAGTTCGGAAACGACTCGCTCACGCCCACCTCGACTCCATCGTTCCCTTCGCAGCCTTCACACGGATTCCCACTCGTCGTCCTCCACCCTTTCCCCTCAACGCCGTTATGCACCATCGCGTCCAGATTCGCCTGCGCTACGATATTCTTCGTCTCCGTCCGCGCTATCAGCATCCCCTGCCCTCGGTAGGCATCATCAAAATGCGCCCTGAACATCCGCCTTACCTCTCGCGCCCCCTTGCCTTTATCAAAGAACTCCTGCCTCAGCGTGTTTCGGATCCGCTCAACCTGAGTCTTCGCGGCACCGACTACGATCTTCTCCCCCGCCCTCGTTATCTCCGCCAGCATCGCCGGATTCCTCAGCCGGAAATCTATCGCCAACCCGGTTATGTTCCGCGTTGCCACGCCCACTCCCCCGTTGTAGCTGTCCACCAGCTCCTTCACCAAAATCTTATTCCCCTCCACCGTTGGCGCCTTGAATGGCCAAGCGACCATCCGCTCCACCATCAGCTTCGGGTCCGGCCCCTTTGCCTTCTTCAGCTTTGCTCGATACTCCGTAGCCGCCGCCTCCAGCCGCTCGTAAATCCGCTTCCTCCTCGCATACTGGTTCCACTCCCGCTTCCAGCGAGAAAAGGACGGCCACAGCGCCACGTATAGACTCCGCTCCCGCATGAGGCGATACAGCATCATCCCCGCGTGCTGCCTCTGCCGCGCCCTTTCAATCTTCGGTTGCTTTTCGAGTAGCAGCGTCAACGTGCTTCTCCAGTGCCTTCTCTGTCGAACCTACCGCCATTGCGGTTGTCGTCGCGTAGAAATTCTCGCCACCCGGATAGTCATCACCCAGGTCAAGCCTTTGTCTCACCTCGTTCGGCGTTATCGCGCCCATTCTGAATAGCCGCTCGCTGTTCTGGATGTCCTCCGTTTCGTCCTCGGTATCTATCTCGTCGAACTTGAAACCCCAATCCTTCACGCCCAACCCCATCTCAATCACCCGGTCCAACTCCTTCTCCAATTCTTCCTGCCTTGGTTTTATCACCGACGCCTTATAAATCTCCGTCGTATCCGCCGCCACGCTTCCGCCGAGAGTCCCCGTCTCCGCTATCCCGAGCCGGTACGGAGGCACCTTATGCGCCGCCAGAATCTTCCGCTGATTCCGCTCCTCGAACTGCTCGAAACTCGCGTCCCGCTCAGTAGGGCCTATCTTCTCAAATCGCACAGTAACCCCCGGCGGCAAGCTCATTGTCATCACCCGGTGCGGGTTCTGCTTTAGCGAACTAACGTAGCTGATAAGTTCGTCAATGGTTTCCTGCGCTAGATCGCCCCCCTCAACGATGACCATATACGCGGGCTCCGCCGAGCTCTTGAAAAACGCCAAGTTGTACTCTTGTGCGTACACATCTCCGACCAGCGCTCGCAGACAGCTAATCGCTGGCGGCTGCCCGTAATAGCTCGAACGCGGAGAATAGCCGGTGATGAAGATCATGTCGTTCGCCCGCTTGTTCGGGTCCACGCCTTCAAGCACCTCCCCATTGTCCCGGTCGTACTCCTTCTTCTCGCCCAGCCGCTTGAACCACGCCACCGCCTGCCCTCCCTGCATCTGGCAGTAAATCGGATCCTCCTTATGCCTCCGCACCTCTTGCGCCGGCACATGCGCCAAGCCTCCCGCCCTCCCGTTCCCGTCCCGCAGCACCTCAACCGCCATCCAGCCGATAGCCTCAAAATCAAATTGCGCCTTGTAGAGCAGGCTCCGAAACGTCCCGTCCGGATTGCAGTTCTTAAAGAAAGTCTCCACCCGCTCCTTGTTCACCTCATTCGGCTTGTCTGTCTTGGGCCGCAGGGACCAGCCCAATCCCGCCACGTCTACTGCTTTCTGATCGCAGCATGACCAATGCCACGTGCTCGCCTCCACCCAATACGCCAGCGCCTCCGGGTCCCACAGCGGCTGCGCGAGCTTCGTGTACCCCGCCCACTTATCCTTCCCCGTCGGCTTCCGCGTAACGTCCCGCGCCATCTTTTCCGCCTGTGCCATACGCGATTTGCTCACTCTACGCCGCGTTGGCCCGATGACGATCCGTATCTCTTGCTTCTTCTCTTTCTTCACCTTCGCCGCCGTCATCTACTCGTCCTTATCTTAATCTGCCGACTCGTATCCACCGAAGTCAGCGCGTACCTCAGCGCACTCAGAAAGTGATCGTCGCCGGCAAACTTGTCCTCTTTCTTCGCCCCCGTTCGGCTCATCGCATACATATAAGCGCCGAATTCACGCTTCCCGTTTGTGCATTGCGGCGACATGAGGAACCCGAGCTTCCCATCCGCTTCCTTCCGCAGCTTCTGCCTCACCACCTCAATCCCCCGCTTGACATCGGTAACGCCCTGTGATGCCCTCAGATTCGCCCGCATGAACGCACCTATGTCGTCCGGGCTCTCCGGGTCGCAATAGAAATGCGATATGCCCCACTTGTCCCGCAACGCCTTCGCCGCCGCCACCTTCTGCGCCTGTGATTGCTCCGTGTGATACCACTCCTCCAGCACCGTCACGTTATCATCCCCGTCAATTCCAATCACCACTATCGCGCATGGATTCGTATATCCCCAATCCACCCCCGCGATGATCTGCTTGAGGCTCACTATCTTCCCGTCCTGCCTCACCAACTTCGGCTCCCGCACATGCTTCTCCCGATTGAATTCCTTGTAGACCAACCCCGAGAACTGAACGAAACGCCCCTCAAATTGCTCGTCGTACATCTCCGGCGTCAGGTTGCGCTTTGCCGTCTCAATTTCTGCTTGTGGGAAATAGGGATTCGCCCCCGTTGAAAAACGCCAGCTCTTCCAGTCTGGCTTCGCCCCTTGCCCGTTATTGAAAAGCTCGATGTAATAATCCGACCCCCTCGGCGTCCCCGTAATCAGCGCCTCCCCTTGCCTGTTCGACAACCGCCCATAAACCGACCGCTCCCAAATAAGCTTATTCGTTGTCCCCGCCTCCGCCATGATCACATAGTCCAACTCCTCTCCCCCCAACCCTTTCGGATGCTCCGCCGATTTCACCGTCAGTTCCGAACCCCAATCCGTCACAAGCTGCATATCTCCACCCTTCGCGTTGTAATTCGCTCGCCTGAAAGGCAACTCGCCCGGGCTGACGAGCCAGTCCCACAAATATCGGAACTCAAATTCGCCGTCCTCGTACGTCGGCCCGACGATCCATCCTCGCGTCGGAGGGTTCGCCTCGAATAACCAGCCAGTAGCCCACTGCCCCCCAAGGTGTGATTTCCCGAACCGCGTCCCCGCGACGACAACCTTGAAGCGCTCTGGAGCCGCAAGGACCGTTCGCTGTCCTTCATGCGGCTCAATTCCAAGGCTTTTGAGCAGTCCAAGTCGGCTGAATACATCTTGATAAAGCCTATGCACACGCCTTCACTCCTTGGCTGGTAGGTCTCCCTGCTCCTTCAGAACCAGCTCATGCCGAATCCGCTCCGCCTCCTCCACGACTCGGCGATAACCCGCCGCCGTATCCACGGCCATGTCTATCTTCTGCGCCCTCAGCTTCGCACAATGCGCCATAAGGGAATGCGCCGCCCTCTGGCTTATATCGTCCTTCGCACTCTTCATGTGCTTCCGCTGCGTTGAAATAGCCTCAGCCTCGACATCGGGCATCCAATCCAGATACGCTTCCTCATACTGCTTCCGCCATTCCTCGCGGTGAGGCCCCTTCAAGCTCTGCCTTGCGCTATCCCCATTTTCATACCCCAGCTTATTTGCCACCTCATCCCACGTCGCCCCCTCGACCTTTATGCGTACCGCAAGCTTTATCTTGTCGGAGATTTCTGGAGAAGGTGCCAACTGTTCCATCACACTCGCAATCCCTCCAGCCGGATATGAAAAAAGGAGCCCTCGGGTTTTTCAGCCTTACCCTAGGCTCCTCCTCGCAAAGATGCTTCTATCTGAGTCTAGAAGATAAGCCCAATCACC